TTGGCTATCCCTGGTCGCACGAGCCGCAGCCCAAGCCGCAGCCCTAGCCGCATCAGCCGAAGCCGCATAAGCCGAAGCCGCATAAGTCGCAGCCGAAGCCGCAGTCGAAGCCGAAGCCGAAGCCGAAGCCGCATCTAGTTCGGATTTTGTCGCATGGCCGTTTGCAAACCTTTCCGCGACATCTAGGGCGTGTCGAGACCGATCGTCGGCCATCAAATACTCAACCTGTCGAGCACAAAAAACGGCGAACAGCCTAAGATCGCGGTCAGTCAGTACACCTGGTCGAGTCGCAACCCATATCAACCATTCCGGCTTGACTTTGGCCCAAACATCTTCCATTGTTTCGCACTCGGAAATCGCCCATTGTGAACCTTCCTTGCACGCTTGATGCAGTTCGCAGAACTCGACTATGCTCATTATTTCCAACCTCGATTATCTCATACTCTGCGGGTGCCGATCGGCATCCTAGGAAAACGTAAAACAAACAACCAAGACAAGCGCAACCAAAACGAGAAACCATGCTATTATTTCTATGCAACCTCGATTCACGCCGCCCCGAAGTGGTTTGGCAAAAGGATCGGGCAGGGTTGGCTACCTGCTCCTATCGGCTGTCGCGACCTTATAACAATAAGCCGATAAGTCTTTCTGCGTGTCTATCCACGCCGCCGATCCTAGGCACGCTTTTTAGCGAGCTGGTGCCATGCTCGCATTGCTACCGCCGAGCCTCAACAATCGGAATGTTTGCCTCGGTTGGAACATAGATGATTTGCTCGACCTTATCCGACTTGATCGCTTCGGCAAACGCACCGATAAACTCTTGGATGCGATACTCAGGAAACTCTTTCGAGGCCTTACCGACAATCGAGATCGCTTCGGCTCGCAACTTCGCAGACTCAAGCTCGGCCTTGGCTTGCTCGATCTGAATCTTGCGTTCCTGCTCGGCTTGAGTCAATGCTGCCTTGCCAGCCATGCCAGCCGACCAAACCCTGTAGTGAGGGTAGCAGAACAAACCACCAAGAAAAGCCGACAAAACGAAAACAGCCGTAGTGATGTAAATCTTAGCTTCCATGATTGAACCTTTCCGTGTGAAATAAAACTACTCTGCTGGCCCTTCGATCGCTGGCAAGTCAACCTTTTGGAGAGTGACCTTGTTGAGACTGCGAGAATCGCCGTCAATGATGTCTGCTACTTCATGCTCGGTATGGATGCCGAGAGACAACTCGGGAGCATAAGACCGAACAAAGAACGATGCAGCGCGATAGCGAAGCATCTGATCCGGCATCGTTTGCCACTTCGATCCGTTCTTACCGTACCATCCTTCAGCCTTGGCCATTCCGATCGTGATCGGAACTGACTCAAGCACCTCGCCGGTCTGATTGCAAACAGCATGGCAAACGCAACCATAATCATCCTTACCAGGTGTCCCGATGGTTCGGTACCTCAGTGGCGAAAACTTGCCCGATGCGTTGGCCGTTGCGATCAAAAATTGACTTGACCACGCTGGACGGCCCTGCACGACGTAAAGGTTCTGCATGACCATTAAAGGATCAGCACCGAGCCTGTTGGCCATGTTCAATGCGACCAAGCAGTTTGGTAAGTTGTTTTGATAGTCCTTTGGTATCAACGTCGATTTGCTCAATGCATTTGCGACACGTTGCGACAATGCCCAACTATCTGTGTTTCCAAATCCAGCCTCGACCACCTTGATCGATTCTGCTGGTGGTAGTTGTGTTGTCAAATCTGCACTCATCTTCATTCCTCCGAATAAACCCTTCTCTTTGGCAACCGCAACGGGACGATCCCGCTGCTGTAAGGTTGTTGCCAGTTGCTTGTTTCGAGCCGATGCTCGTACTCACGCACCAGCGAAAGTGTATCTTCGCAACCCATCCGCATGGTATCGCTGTCCAGTTCATACAATGCCACCGTTGGTGGAATCCCGCGCGTCGATGGTTTAGGCTTCTCGACCACCGCGAAAATAAACCGATACGATTCAGTCACCGGCTCTTTGTTGGCGTGTGAAAGCTCAATTGCATTGCAGTAGATCCATGCCTGCCGATGGTATCCATAATCCACCGCCGACCATTGCCACCTATGAGGCGAAGCATCGTCGGTGGTCTTAATGTCAACGATCAACCGCATCGAGTCGATGATCGCGTCCGGCTTGGCCTTGAACCTGTGGCCGAACAAATCGAACTCAAAAGGCACCTCGACCCGCCTAGGCTGTTGCATGATCGTTGCGAACTCGGCATGGTTGTTCAAGGCCTGGACGCAAGCGATCGCGTCGGCGTGATCTTGCTCATCAAGAACGATCTTGCCTTGGCTCGATTCAAGATACTCGGCCCATGCGACCTTGCCAGCCGTCGTTCGACGATCAACCTTTGGAGCGACCGCGAAACGATCTTCAAACGCTTCCGGTTCCAATGCCAAACAATGCACCGCATGACCCATTGCGAAAGCGTCGGACTCCTTAGGCGGTAGCGTCGGCGGATCGTCAACGTACCTCATTTTGAATTCCATCGGATTCTGAGCCAAGCAGGATAGCTTGCTGTGGCTTAAAGCTCGGTTGGCGTAGTAGTCACTTGTCATCGTGCACCTCGCAACTTTTTAGCGAGTTGGTTTGCTCTCAGCTTATATGCTCCGAGCGTCCTTCCTCGACCAAAAACATTCCGTACTCTTTTTGCGGCCTCTGTTTGATTAAAACCTCGCTTCAGCAAGCTGGTAAGCTCTTCGATCTCGCCCTTTGAAAAAACCGACCCATGCAAGTAACCTTCGGAAACCGCCGCTACTTTTGGAGCCGCTTCGATCTTGACCGAAAGCTGCGATTCACCTTGCTTCTCGTCAACCCAATCCTCCCATTCGAGAAAAATCGCTTTGACCATTTCTGGACGCATAGCTTTCAATGCCTCAAAAATCTCATCGCACTTCTTAAAATCCATCTATTCAACCTCCAAAAAGAACCACAGAACAAAACCAACAACCACCTCGACCGCGCCGAGGTAAACCATCTCACACAGTATCGGGCTCATCGTGCTTCCATCCTCGATCAGAGATTCCACAACCGAGACCGATGCAGAAACCGATTAGAAAGATAAGAGCGTAGATCATTTGATTTCGCCTCGCTTTCGCATCTCAAGCTTGATGATGCTGATTCGGTTTTCCCATGCCTTGATCGTTCGGTGATCCTTAGTAAGCTCCCACATCGATTGAGCGATCAACGTACCGGGTTTTCCGGCGAGAAGCATCTTTTGAATACGCTCGACCTCGGCAGGAGTGTAGGCATCTCTGCGTCGCCTGGTAGCTAACTTTTGATCTGCCTTCGGTTGATCCTGATCCGCACTCGGCAGCACTAGCGGATAATCGCACTCGGCCCAGTATTCCGCGCAGAGTTCTTGCCACTCTCTAGGCCACGACTGAAACTGCTTCAACGCTTCAAACTTGCTTTTCATAACAACCTCCAAAAAAACTAAACCACTTCCAGGGCGATACGACACTCGACCGCTTCATTCTCGTCTATGATCTCTGCCGAGACCGTCCAATCGTTCCGATCGTTTGAAAATGTATTTGCAAAAAGCTCGGCGATTTGCCTACACACTTCCAAGCCTACGTCTTGATCCCATTGAACCATGAACCGGCAACGAGACAGGCCCAACGGATGATCGTAAAATTCTGCTTGATGCCAAATGTGCAGCACTGGCACAGGGTAAACCTTTGCGACCCTAGTAATGCTCGTTTCATGTTGTTTTTGCATCCGAATCAAAATCCAGATCGGATCGCCTAGCAATGGATCAACCATTCTTCGGCCTCCCTCTAGCTGATCGCTCCGAGAGCCTACGCCAACCGCTGCCTGAGTCGATCTTGAGCACTCGATGGGCTCGATCGACCATCGCAAAGCCAACGAACTCCGAAAGCGTAAGGCCCTCACGCTTGGCCGCTTTCTTGGCGAGCTCGATCCAGTCCGGTGGTTGTGACGTGCCCATTGAAACAGGTTGGTTACTCATCAATTCGTACTCCAAACGGGGTGCCATCGTCAAAAACAAAACACTCAAAGGCTTCGCCGCAGGTGATCCATCCGCCGCTCACACGAACCGATAGCCAACCATCTTCTTCGTATCCTTCGTACGCGACGATCTTCTGAAATCCGCCTGTGCTTTCTTCTAAATCACACCCTGACATATTGTCTTCTTTTACTACTCGCACCCACCGATCCCTATGAGGCGCGAACTCCTCCGCATTGGCAAACGGCCTATACTTCGCCGGTTGCTCAATCTTGCGGATGACCGCCCAGTCCAACATATTTGAATCGAAATCGCAAAGCCGAGGGTTTCCGCTTCGACCTATTATGTGATCGACGTCTTTGAGCGGCTGACCAATTTTCACCAACACCCACCCCGCCGGCACGCCGGGCACACCTCGAACACCATCACTCATCATTTAGCTCCTGTAAAAATCAAAATCACAAAGAAAACCGCGACCAGAAACACCGTTAGAGGATCAAGACTCATCTTCCAGACCCTTTCTTAGTTGCTGCACCGCTTCCTCGATCCCTTCGTCCATCAGGTCTTCAAGCCGCTGGCACTCAACAGCGAGCTCTTGGGCTCGACGCTTGGCCATGCCGATGTAGCTTAGGTCAAGATCATCTTCCAGCGCAAAACCCACCGCCAAGCTGACGGATTGAGAAAGGCTTTTGATCTCTGTCATCAATTTCTCTTTCGTTCGCTTAGGCATAATTACATGTTCCACGGATCTACTCCGGCCCGGGCCCGTACTCTCGTTGTTCTGACTCATAGCTTTCGCGTTGCTCAATCCACCGCTCAACATCTGCCAGCCGTTTCGCCAGATGCTCAATCGTTATCCTGCCCGCTTGGATTCGACGGTACGGTTTGCACCTCTCCAAAATCTCATCGCACGCGGTTTGGTATCCCCGCGAAAATTCGCCCATGTCTGGGCAAAACGACTGGCTGCGAACGTACTTCACTTCGGCAACAATGCGTCCCAACTCCTCAACGAGAAGCGAAATCTGCTTTGAGCCGTTGCCTACAACGCAACCTTCGATTGCTCTAGCAATGTATTCTTCATCTTTCATGTTCGGCCACTTGTAAAGAAATCCTTGACTACTCACCAACCACTTGCACGGCACCGCGACCTGTCTCTGACGCTATACGCAACGCGGCAACCACTGCATCGCGTTGGTCGTTTCTTGCGCAAACTGTTTTGCCGTTTTCGTCCACGACTTTGTATTCCACCAATCGCTGTGATCCTCTCGCGAAAACTTCTCGCTTTAGCGTCCATGTTTTCGTTGCTTGCTTATCTTTGCCGAAAAACTTTCTCATTTGGTGATCCTCTTCAATGAACACCTTGCAAACTTCATCGAAGCTCTTGCAATTGGCGTATGGGTTTTCTGTCGGTATCGTCTCAATCATGTTGTCCACGAGGTCAATGACCTCTCTGAGCGTGTTGGCTTTCACAATCCATTGACTACGGATGACGCCCTCCATGTTGTCCGCTCTTGCTATTGCGGTCCTCTCGGACTTCTCTAATCCGTTCCGCAGCAACTCCAAAACCTTAATGGCCGTGGAACAATTGGATGCATCGAAGCACCCGTCAACGTCTTTCGGTTTGCTCATAGTTTTTCCTCGGGTGCTCGATGATCCAAAGCGTTCTCCCTAGCGATGTAGTAGCGGGTGCCGTCTTGATCTTCGATCCACCCCCAGCCGCCATCGTGGATCGCTTGCAATGGAACCATTTCATCAAGCATCATCTTGGCTTCATCGAAATCGCGAGCCACCGCCACGCCGTGGCATGAATCTGTCTTGTACTGGTACTCGAAAACCACGTCCGCTACTGTTCTGTAGTCTGCTGCCATCATTCAATCTCCTAAAAAGTGTTAGAAAACCAAGACCTACTTGGCCCAAGGCCTACGCCCTGCCTCGTACTGTGCGAGGTCACAGCGAGGAACCCAAACGCCATCGGATGCTTGAGCGTAAAGCAAGATCGGACCGATCGTCGCCATGATTTCCGCATCGACCTCGACCCGTTCGCGCGTTGCTGTCATTACTGCTGCCATCATTCAATCTCCAAAAAAGTGTAAGAAACCAAGACTACTTAGCGGCAATGACTTGCCGAGCCGACAAGCCACGCCAGAACGCACTAGCGTCAGCCATCGACGGATTGGCCTCGATGTAGGCCTTGGCCTTGCGGATCCATGCCGCGCGAGCTTGTGGGCTCATCGTGCGGAATTGTGCAGTCAATTTGGCAATGTGCTCGTTGATCGTTTTCATCATTTAATCTCCTAAAAAAGTGTTGTTAAACCAAGACCCCGAAGGGTTTCGCCGTTCCCGGCTCGTCAGTTGGTTAGCGTGAAAGCTTCTTGTTGAGCCACTTTTGAGCACCGGCCAACGTCTTAAAATCCTTGCTCTGTGTAAAGGTGCAAGCGGTGTAGGTTCCGTCGCTGTTCTTGTGAATGCCACGGCTCAATGTCTCGTTATTGGCATCTTCGATTCGAATCGTGGTTGCAACTTCCATCATTCAATCTCCAATCAGGTTTCGTTTGTCGCCAGCAACGTGCTAGCGATGTAGTAAGATTATCGACCGCAGAATAAATTTGCAATAGTTTCCAGCCGGAAATTCTACAAAAATTTTCTTGGAAGTGCGTTTGACCAATGAAAACATTGGGAAAACAGCAAGAAAAGTTTTTTGGAATTATTGCAAACAGGCTACTTTTTCGTAGATTTTGTAGCATTCCAGGTGGGCCATTGCCCACATCGGCCCATGCTGGCTTGTTTCCTCCCATTCCAGATAGGCGATTGCATGAGCGAATTCGTGAACGAGTGAATCTAGCTGGACTTGTAGCGGATGGGAAGCTTTGATGCGAATGCGGAAATAGCCATCCATTCGCAAGCAATCACCGCACAGGCCACTAGGCACGCGGCAACGACGCACCGAAACCGTGATCGTTGGGTTAGCTTGCTTGAGTGCATCGCGGAGCTGGGCGAATGCGTCCATCACTTGGCTCGCTGCGAATCGTACCTTACGCACTCATTCGACTTGTCCCAATAGAAACGAAGCCACATCGAGCCGATTGGTTTCGGGCCAAGCATCTTTTCCACCTCCCATCCGTAATCACCGCTACTCCAAGCATCCTTGTAACCGCCGGGCCTAAGGTGCAATTGCTCATCATGGTAGACCATGCCTCTGCTAGTGATCCGTTGACGCTGGATAGGCAATTGCCATTCGTCGTGAGTGTGGCCTGTAAGCACGATTTGAGCGTCTGGAGTGAACACTGCGATTCGATTGGTTTGGATCGTTCCGCGCGTAACTGGCCCGCCGCCGCCTGTGCCGTGATAATGGTACAGCTTCACCGTGTCAACGATCGCATGTTGCTTGCTTGACATGCTGAAGCGAAACAACACCCAACCACCGTAGCCGCTCGCTTGAGCTATGCCGCCTCGATGCCTGAGCCTAGACGCTAGCCTGTCCGTCAGGTCGGTTTCGTGCCGACTGATAACCGCCGTTTCGTGGTTGCCCTTTCCAAGTATTGCCAATTGCGACTTGTAGGGCTCGTAAAAATCCGCCGCTGTTTCCACGAGTAGATCGAAATAATTGCTCCCTCTATGTTCCTCACGCAAAGCATTCTTGTCGGCTCGTTTGTCCCATTTGCCCTGCATCGCGCAGAATAGATCGCCATTGTCAATGATCGGAGCGTCGTAATCAATTGCTTGCTGTAGATGCTCACGCTCTAGCTGTTGATTGCACTTTGGGTTGTCGTGGTGAACATCCGACCGAAGCAATACCCATTGCTCCCAATCTTTGTTTTTCAAAAGATCGATGTAGATTTCGTGAACATTGCTACTAAGCCTGTTTATGCTCCACACCATCGTTTGTCCTCCAAATTGAGTACGCTTCGTCGATCGTAATTTGTGGCTTGCCTAGCTTCGCATTGACCGCGTTGTGAAGCCTAACGCCCCAAGCAAAAAAGGCTTCGGGGCTTGAGAAGTCGGGTGGCAAGTCTTTAAGGATGTGCTGAAATCCGTCCCTGCAATCGCACCGCGATGGAATGAAGTGAACCCAAAGATCAAGCCATTGCGGATCGCAACCTCGATACTCATGCAGCTTAGACCATGCAAAGCGACCTTGTTTGGCTGTTCGCTCTGATCGATACTGTTGAACCTGCTCCTGCGTGATGACTTGCTGCGGAGGTTGCCCGACAAGTTCAAGCTTGATCGACGACGGAACCGGAGGCTTGGCCTCAACAAATGGCGAACCGTCGACGTTTATTTTTAGGATAGAGTTATTGTCCATGTTGGTGCACTTGTGCAAACGGATTTTTGACTTATACCTGTACAGCTCTGCGATCTGGTATGCGATGTCACCGTAGAAAAATACTCGCCGGTGTAAATCTGTCGACACTCCTCTTCGACGCAGCAGGGACACTCATCGATGACCTCGCAGCAAGTCGCGTTGCAAGGTTCTTCAGAGCAGTTGTGGTTTCTATCGTAAGGCGGATAAACAAGACCGACACCTTCGAGCGACTTGTTCCAGCCGCACGAATTGACAACTCCGCGACGAACACCATCGCTGCCGACACCAATTACATCGCAGTCTGCGTCTAGTGCCTTGCTATTTGTGAATCCTATTCGATTCATCGAGTACCCAGTACCAGGACACTCGTAATCAATTTCGCCAAGGCAAAACACGCTAGTGCATTGACTGATCGGATCACAGTTGTTGCAACCGTCGAGTAGCGACCACAATTCAAGTGCGCATCGGAGTGGATCTTCCGTGATAGTTGCGTTTATCTGGTCAATGTAACCTCGACAGTAGCAAGGCGTATCGAATATACAACCAGTTTGATAAACAGCACTTGCGGGACTGTAAATGCAAACACTCGAAACGTAGTTTAGCGGATCGTAGTCGCACTCACTCGACGTACAGCCTGGAGTATCCGTATTGGCAAACGTGATCGAGCCTATTGGCATTTCGTCGTAATATTTGACTCGATCAAAATAAAAAGACCCTGTAAACAAACAATTCTGTAAGGGTTCGCTTGGAGGATCGCTCGGAACATCTGAACAAGTCACAGGGCTTGGATTAGTCATGCTGTAAACCGCTTCACTGTTGACAACAAAACAGCTTGTATTGTGCATCTCAACCGTTTGCGACGTATCATCTAGGCTGTTGACGTAGATTTTCGATTGCCAGTCGTAAACGTACCGCGAGCGAATCACAATCTTACAACCGCCAGTCTGACCTTCTACGCCGTCGCAGTTCACTTCCTCGCGACTTACCCTAACAATAATTTGAGCCGGTCGTCGCCATATCGCCATGAACGCGCTATTAATCCATTCCCATTCTGTCGTAGTCGTTGCTATTTTCTCTTTGTAGACGTTAGGGCAGCAAAAATCCTGCGGCATATCCTCGCAAGTATCCGGAACAACGACATATCCCGGATGCATGTGACTTAAAATCCTCCAGTGCTCCGTCACACAAGTCTCTGCTGCAGAAGCTTCGTAAAGCATCGACGAACAAGACTTCGACCAGCTTTGCGTTGCGTTCGGCGTAAACGTCTGCTCGAAGCAACAAAAGCCAGACCAGCCGCCTCCGGTGTAGCCGCTTATCGTGACGGTTGGTAAGTCGCCTATCGGCAAACACTCGCAGGCACCGCAGCAACACCTCGCAAAACCACTCATCTAGCACAGCTCCACAGCAAGCCACTTGGCGTCAACAGGAAACAATAGAACAATCTTGTTCGATCCGATTGCCACGCTCGTAGGATTCCAGGCAGTATAGGTCACGCTTCCGGCTGTCCAGTTGCCACTAGCCGGAGCTTTAGCAGTCACCGTTCCGCTTGCGTTGGCACCGATGCCCGACGTTGCCACCGCTAGCAGAGGAGTCTCGCAAGCAATGACCTTGATTAGATCATCCTCCTGCTCGTCGTCTCCGATGATTGTAAACAGGCAACCTTTCGAAAGATCGAACGAGGATGCAACTGGCCCCATCCGAGTGCCCGTGGTGTATGCCGATGAATCCTTGGTGGCTCGGAACACTGGCCCCCATTGAGCCGTCCCGATCTGATCTTGCAAGCACTCACCAGGCCCATTGAGCAAGAATGGCCCCATTACCGATTCCGTGTAATCAAATGGTCGATCTACCTCAATGTAGGTCGTCCCGTCGATTTCGCTTGCCCCGATCATTTGGATGCACCCGTAAGGCGGAATGGTTTCGGTGGATTTGTTCAAAAAGTAGATCGGAGTCGGCGTGTAGGGCAAAAACTGACCTTGAGACGCTGTGCCTTGTCGCTCGAAAGCCTGCACCGCATCCCAGATTCGCTTAGCCTGTTTTGGTGTGTACGCTCCGATCTGTTGAGCCATGCTAGCCCCTTGTATCGCAGAGCAACGAGATCGAGTAGATCGCCGGTGTCACCGCCGTGGCCGTCGCTGCGTCGTTGCTTGCGATGCTCAATCGGACTTCAAGTAGGTCTCCAGGATCAACTCCCGTTGGATTGATCGTGAAGTCATAATTAGCCGCTGTGAGCGAGTTCATCGACTGCGCCGAAGTCGTCACAAGATCCGAACCTAGCGACCCATCTGCGCCGACGTAAGCCTCCGCGTCAATCGTGCAACTTGTGTCCGCGACCGTCGTTTCCATCTTGGCCCGGATCCTTAGCTGAATCGTCTGGCCGTCCTCATAGTTGGCCGGTATTGGAATAGCCAAATAAAGCCGCCTAGTCGTCGATCCTAGAGCCTTTACATCGCCCGCTGTGATTCTGATCGGATTGGTTCCCCAAGTGCCTGTGATGATGCCTAGATCGTCGCTGGCAGGTGTGCCTGGTAGATTGGTTTGCACCGCGTCCCAAGTGCGAGCCTGTGTCAGTGGTATCACCGACTCGGCAAGCACTCGTTGAGCGATCTTGGTAACCGCGATATCTGCATTACCCGCGATCGTGTAGTTCGTAATGACCTCTGCTGGTAAGACTATCGTTACTTCTTGAATCGTTGTCATAGTAGTCCGAGTGCTCCGTATGGAAGTGGATTGTAAATCTTAAATTCTAGCCAATGTGCCTGTACTTGCTGACCTTCGGTCTGTGGGATCTCGAAGCCGTTGGCATCGAGCAACACTGGACGGTTAGTCGGTTCGCCGCCTTTGAGTGCTCGAACGATCTGCGTCGTGTTGCCTACGTTGATTTTCTTGTAATAGCCTTGATGTCTCACTCGGCGATACCATGCTCGCTCGTTGGTCGTTCGGTAAGGATACCTGAATCGAATTTGGCCGGTTACCTCCCAGTAGGCAAGCTCGGGCGTTACCACATTAGACGCAGAGAGTTTCATCAATTTAGCTGTGCCTGGTGGCCATCCCAGAAACGCGTCACTGTTAACCGATCGACGATACGCCGCTTGCACGAATGGATTGAACATGAGCATGTTACGTTTAATCGTGACTGTCTGATCGGGAAGCAATGTCTTAACGCCCTCGATGGGCTCACCGTTGACCGTTTGGATCGGGTTGCCGTCCCAATCCTCGTCGATCTCTTCCTCAGTCTCAACATCGTCCCAATCGATCCTAGGTGGAGCAAATAGCGGGTTGTCCTCATTCTCTGATGGCCCTAGTTCGCCGGTGTAGTCGATATTTAACTGCCACAGGATTAGGCTTTGCCGACTCAGCGAAAAGTTGTCTGCAAAAGCATAGGGGAAGTCATCGGAGAATCGATCGCCCTCTAGGATGCCAGTGGACGAAAAACAATCGACCTCTTTGGCCTGCGGTGTGGTAAGAATCTGAAAGGCTCGCTGTAGCTTGATTTGTCGCTTGCGGAAATTGTCCGAGAGCGTCACTGACGAAATCGGCTTGCTCCACATTTCAGTTACTTCGATGATGTTGCTCATCCTACGAACTCCAACTGAAAGTTGTTTGCGTTGCCTTGTTTCGGCATGGCCTTAATCGCTTCGGTTACTTGATCGAGTTTCTCGACCGTCTTGAGCGTGTTGCTTGCAATGTCCTTTTGAATATCTTCGGAAGCACCACGCATCACAAGCCGTTGCTCGACCGCCATCAATTGAGGTTTCTCAGCTAGCTTCTTTGCTAGTTCGCTTTGCTTCTTTTGTTTGTCCAATGCCGTTTGCTCTGCTGCGATTCTAGCCGCCGCATCTTCTGACAGTCCCTCTTGCACGAGCCTAAAACGGTTTGCCGCTTCTTCGCCTTGCGTCAGTAGGATCCGCTGTTCTTCGAGTCGCTGAATCTCGCTGGCTTGCAAGTCAGCAACACGCTTGAGCCTTGCTTGCTCCTCGTCATCGGCTCGCTTTTTATCGTCGGCGTTCTTCTTGGCGATGTCTGCAGCACGCTCGGCCAAGATAATCCGCTCTGCATCGATGCCAGTGATTCCCTCATCGGCAAGCTGCGCCTGCCTCGATGCTTCAATGCCCTTGGTCAGTTCGATGTATTGATAGTTGGCTTTTTTGAGCTGATTAAGTGCCGAGTCTTTTATCTGCTTGGCTTTCGCCGCTGCTTCGTCCTCTGCTTTTTGCTGATCCTTGATCGCTTTTACTTGGTTAGCTCTCGGCCCATATAACTCGACGAGCTTGGCTTTTTGCTTGTTTAGGTTGTCAATAATATCAACCTGCAGATTCGATTCAAGCGTTAGCTGATTGATCGTGTCGATGTTGTTGCCCAAAGGATCAAATTCTAATTTGAGCTTATCGATCTGATTGAGCCGAAAATACATGTTGTCGTATGCTTTTGCGAGCTCTTTTTCAATCCCCTGGAAAGCATCGTGAGCCGCTTGTTGTCGCGCCTTTGGATCTCGGACAAGTGAGATATCCTCCAGAGTGTCAGCAAACTCCTTGTCCGACAATGCTCGCAGTGCTGCAGAGAAAGCATTTGTGTCCTCGGTCGCTTCGGCAAGAGTATCTTTGATCTCCTGCACGCCGAAGATCATTTCACCGATCGACTTGCCCAGCTGAAACGACATCATGCCAACGAGAGCTGCTAGACCAGCCTTGAACATGTTGGCCCCTGCTCCACCGAGCTTCTGCACCTCGGCAAACTGCCCAACCTTCTCGGTGATCTGTGCAACCTGTTGAGCCGCTGACGCAAGCTGACCGCCTCCGAGTTGACCGGCAAGGATGCCAATGAATTCGGTAGAGGCCTTCGCCTTCTGCCCGGTCTCCTTGATGCCTTTGACGGATGCCTCGATGTTTTTGGCAGCGCTCATCGCCTGTGCGGATGCTTTATCCTCCGCCGCTATAACGATCTTGACCGCATCGCCTGCCATCTATGTTCGCTCCGCTTTTGCTCGTTGTTCTTCGTTCTTAAACCGTCTGGCCGCCTCAAGGAAACTAACTGATTGATCCAATGCCCCTCCTGCTACTGGTGGCAAACCCTCATCGAACAAATCGACCAACTCAATAAACTGCCCGAGACCATCGCAATATCGATTTGGGCAACCCTCGACTCGGAAGATGCCTTGATCGCATTGGTCGCATCCGCCACCGTTGCAAGCTGTGCATTCGATCTCGATTGGTTCATGGCTCGTTCCTTTGTCCTTGCATCCTTTGTCGCTGCAATGCCGACAGAGCAATCCCTGCCGGATCAATGCCGCGACTCTTAGTCTTTTTTTTCGGAGTCGTCCATTCGCTGATTGTACGCGCACAACGAAAGCAACTCTCTCGCCTCGGTCAACGTCAACACCTCATCGAGAGCGTCAACGCTGAACGGTTGGCCCATGTTTGACCAACCACAAACAACTCGCTTGAGTTGCTCGATGGTTTCGTTGAAGATTTCGTCGACAGTCACGCCATCTTTATGAATGATGTCGATGACCTCAAGAATCTTCCGTTGGTTTCGCATCGATTGAGACTTGACGCGAAATACTGGCCGCGACTCGATGGGCTTGTCCTTGTCGGACGAAAGCACTACCGGGAAGCTTTGATCTGGCTCTAAAAAAATAGGCATATCACCTCCTTATGCCTGTTAGGATGCCGCCGTGAAAGTGATCGAGCATTCTTCGTCAACGGTGGATCCGTTGCGGTTTGCTTGCCACTCGATCTCATCCGTGACCATGTTTTCTCGATCTGCTTCGGTCACGCCAATGATTTGAGCCTTCGGGCAAGAAATCGTGATCTTGCTGTTCGTCGGCCCGTCTAGATCCCATGTCAAAAGATGCTCAGACATATCGAGCAGTTTCGTGTAGACAGGATTGGTCGCAACAAGCTTGGCCTCAGGATTGCCAGTCACCTTGACTATCCTGTTGGTAATCAGTCCGCACTTGAGCCCCGCGACGTTGCTAGAGTCCTCTCGAAGCATCATAGAATTGCCTGCGTCGAGTGTCATGTTCTCAACAGCAAGATCGACGCTGTTCCATTGTGTCGTCGATGAAGCGAACCTTAACGGACTTGCATTCGGATAGGTCGGAACCAGGATTGCTGTATCAGTCGGAATCTCCCAAACACCCATAAAGTCGAATTCAATGAAAGCTGCTTTCCCTGTTTGGCAGTTGATTTTGAAAGTGCCAACACAACCGCGCAGCAGCTTTCGCATTCCATCGATGTATACTGCGATGGTAAGGGTCTTTACGTTCGCGCCTGGTGCCTCTGTTCGAGGCGTGAACACTTGCCCTGACTTAACCCATCCGCAAGCAGGCAGAAACGTATCGGCCCAAGATGGCTCGGTTGCTGTCCCATCCCATGATGCGTCATGCTTGAAAGTAAGCCTGCCCTTGTAGGTATTTGGCACCGATGGACGCATTCCAAAAGATGCTTGGCCCTCCCTGGCCTCAAGTTCCGTTTCGCTTTGGATCGAAATATCGTAACAATTAAAAGCTGCTTCGGATGCCGATAAAGCTTCCGCAGTTCCCGGTGTCGTTTCAATCTTTGCCGCCAATACTCGCTTGCGTTTCAGTAGTGTCATTTGCCTAACTCCCTTGATGTTCTTAGTTTGATCTGTCCACTGGCCGCAAGAATGATCTCTCGGAGCCTACGATTGATTTCGATCGGGAGTCTCTCCCTTGCTGTGTCTGCTGCAATTGTACCGATGTTCCCTTCGCGGAAATAGTCACCTGGCCGCTTGCCAAGAACCCTGACAAGCTTCCTAGCCCCTTCACTAGCTGGACGGTAAACATCGCCACGCCATCGAGACTGGATGAAGCCATCGCTAATGACTGTCCATCCGCCACCCATGTGCGTCTTGTATTGAACTCCGAGACTTTGCTTTTTGCCGCGTCGCTTCTTGCTGTAAGACTTGGCCTCATTCATCCGCACCGGGAAATGATGTCCTTCCCAAAGACCAATAGTCACGCCAGCATTGCCTGGCTCGGCTTTATTCTTTTGCTTGATCGTTTTCTTGAGCGTTGCCGACTTGTTGATCGGTTTGGCAACTCCCTTGTTTTCACTTGAAAGCTTCAAGTTGACCAATGGACTGAGTGCCTTTGCCGCTTGCACTCGAACCGTCTTTGCAGTCCTATTAACTGCTGTGGCAAGATGCCTTGGTAAGTGATCGCCGAATGCACCGAGGTTGCTTTTCATTTGCCGAATAGAGGCTTCATCGACTGTGATTTTTAGCATCAGTTCCGAAGCTCCGTAGGATCATCTTCGCTGACCCTAAAAGTGATTTGCAAAGGGACGGTAAGTCCATCGATCCCGCCATCAGCCGCGATGAACTGGACGGATCCAAATACCGCATCGATCGCATTGCCGCCGAAAGTGTGCCAAGTAGAGGATCCGCTGGCAATTGACTTAACTACGTCGGCATGGAAAGCATTAAGCATTTCGTCTATAGCCTCCTGCCCTCGCTCGTCCTGCATCACATGGCAATGGATATTGAAGGTTTGCCGATAAGCATTAGCAGGCGGATTGCCTGGCCTATCAAGCTCGCCGACTCGATCCAATGGCCCCTGAGTCAAGACAATCTGGTTGTGTCTCGGCGTAAAGTCCGCAAACCGTTTCGGCCTTTGAACTTCACTTATTTCCGTCGAGTACGCGACGTTTTCAATCATGGCATCGAGCCTTGACTTGAGGACAATTGCGATCTCCTCGACGATTGCTAACGACATTCGAGAATCAACATTCCTTCGTCATGGCTAGTAAGTCTTAGGATCGAGTGTCGCTTAACTGGTTGACCGACTCGATCCGCAAATTCCAACTCATCGCCGCCTAAATTGAGCTCATCGCTTGCGATGCCTTCAGCCTCATCGTTGGCAACGTGTATTTCAAACACCGGATATACAACGTCACCATCTTCTGGAAGGATACCAAGAGCCTCTCGCACAACCACCGCGTCAATCTTGCGAGACCGACCGTTTCGCTTGTAGTAAACGATCGGCTCTGCAAAATCCTGGTCGTTGGCGAATACCTTCTTGGCATCCTCCTTGATGAGGTCGTGAAGGCTCATCGCTTATCGCTTGCACTCGACCGAGACATAATCAACCGTGACGCTGTTGACGTTGGTTGAGGCTGTCTTGCTGATCTGAACAAACGGTTGAAGCGATCCGGTAGCAGCGGCCATCGAGAATGTCGTGGTCGATGCAACTCGGGCACCGTCGATGTAGAATTTGACATCCGACTTGCCGCCAGTGAAGTCGATCACAAACTCTTTGTAAGTCGCAACCAACGAAACGCCTGAGGACTTGTCGTCGTTATCGGTCGTGCCATCGTCGGTCTCGCAAACAACAGCATTCGAGCCAGAAAGCTTGAATTGTGCGTTGTTGGTCGTCGCATCGGTATCGTCGTTTCGACCCGACTGCAATCCGAAAGCCAAGGTCGTGGCCGCGTTAAGCGACGAAAACGGCTCGCTGAATGTTGTCGATGTCGAAGCAAAGCTTGTCGCCAAAGTCCAAGCAAACATTCTGAATTTCGTTGGCACTGTCGAACGTCAACGCAACTTCGCCGGTGGCCGATGGGCTCACAGAAGCATAGGTTGGAGTGCCACTAGACGAAGTGTCCGTGATCTTCCAGTTGCCCTCGCCGACGGTCGCGGTGTAGGTCTTGCCACCGAAAAAGTCATCCTCGAAAATAGCGTGATTCTTAAAACCTGTCATTTCTTATTTCCTTTTGTTGTTGTTTTATCGCTGCCTGGGAAAGCCCTGGCCATTGCCGACCAGGGCTGTGATGTCAATCAACACTAGGTTCGGTTGCCGAAGATTCCTCGATGGTCAATCACCGCTGCAGCCATCGATTGCCGAACGTAATAGTGATAAGTGTCGTTGTCCTTGTTCCACTCAGACTCAAGGACTGGAGCTTCTTCGCCATTAAGGAACGTGATCTCGACGGTATCGATTTGCGAATTGTCCGCAATCGCGTACCAGTTGGTCGCGCTGTTTGCGTCAAGCAAGGCAGTTGCAACAACTTGCAGAGGCCGAACGCCGTTCACGCCGTAGATGTTCACTACGCCCTCATTGCCGTTGCTCTGAGCGTAAGATTGACTGTTGACCAGTTCCAACGCGGTCGCTGCGTATGCTTGCGGTACGAGCAACGTCCGAGGCGACAGATTGAGGTAAACGTCGCTGCTGAGACCCTTTTGCAAGGCCATCAACTTGAATGCTTCGTTCAGAGTCGTCACGCTTGGAGCCGCAACCGAGGAAGCGGTGATATTGCTTCCGCTGGTGTGCGATGAACTAAACAGGCTGTACCCGTCGGCCATCGTCGGGTTGGCAAGCAAAGCATCGTAAACGACCTTCTCTTGCGTCCTTCGAGCACCGTTGCCGTGCATCGCTGGAATGCGAGACAGAGCGTCAAGGTCGTCATTGACAACCGTTTCCCAAGACACCGAGAACTTCTTGCCGAACTTCTCAACCTTGTAGGATCGCTTGGAATCGCTGATTGACCCTTCTGGATACGGAGCCCCTTCGGGAACCATTTCAAGGTTCGGAGATTCACCAAGCTGGATGCGATTGATGTTCTTGAAGTCATCGACCGATTGAGCCTGACGAGCCCACAGAGACCAAGTGTAAGGTGCTTCCTCGTAAGCCGCTCGAAGCGTCTTGCTGGCCGCATCAAGAAGGATGTTTTGAAAACTTCCGGTTGTGTGGTAGGCCTCCACCGATCGGCGAATATTGAGCCGTTGGAAAGCCTTCTCTTGACCCATTGCCATCCGAGCAACATCGGCTCGGCTGTACTTCTCTGGAGTGATGCCCATG